TGATTTGCCAGCACTGTTTAATGTAAGTCCTTTCAAAGATTGCTTTACTCTAGCAAGAGAAAAAGCTGGAATAATCCCTGCAGCTTTTAAAGGAAATGAATACACTAGATATGGTCAATTATTAGAACCACAAATAAGAGATTATATAAATAGTATTTATGAGCTTAAATTCAAAGAAAATACAAATATCAATGAAGATTTAAGACTTAGATCTAACTGTGATGGATTGGATAAAGATGCAGGATTACTATTAGAGATTAAAACCAATGCTGGAGACAAGACAACATATGAAGATGTATATGATTATGTGTTGCAAATGCAAATGTATATGTTTCAATTTGATGTTGAAAAAGGTTATCTAGTTCAATATAAAAGACCTGAGAATTTCTGGAGTGGATTAAATTATGAAACACAGCACACAGATGATTACTTCAATCAAGATTTTGATCCTGAAAGAATTTCAGTCATGGAGATAAAAAGAGACGATAAATTAATACAACAAATATTATCTAAAGCAGAGAAATTTTGGATTGATGTTGAAAGATTAAAACAAAATCCAGAGATGAATGAACAAGAGTTTTATTTTGGAGATAATTTAGTAGAGTACAACGATACCATTAACAAATTATCAATTCTAGAAAAAGAATTAAACAGACTTAGTGAAATGGAAAAAGAAGCTAAAACTCAAAGGGAAATATTATTTGGATTAATGGAAAAAGTAGGAGTTAAAACAATAGTTACCGATGCTCTTATGATTACAAAAGTGAATCCTACTACAACAAAAACTATTGATTCTAAAAAATTAAAAGAAGAGATGCCCGAAATAGCAGAACAATATACAAAAGTTAGTAACAAAAAAGGTTATGTAAAAATTACAGTTAGAGCGGATAAAACTGTAATAGCAGAAGTAAAAGAAGAAGTAACAAATAAAAATATTGATAATAGTAAAAAGTCAGCACTTGCTGCACTAGGATTATAAGGAGGATAAGATGATTAAATTACCAGTAAACGAACCAAAAATAGCAGACATTACACCAAAAAGCTTTTTGATATGGGGTGAATCAATGTCAGGAAAGACTTATTTAGCAAGAGAATTTGATAGTCCATTAATAATTAACACTGATGGAAATGCTACAAAAGTAAATACTCCATCTGTTGCAATTAAAACCTTTGCAGAGTTTGCAGAAGTTATAGAAGCTCTAAAAACTGAAAAACATACATATAAGACTGTAATTATAGATTTGATAGATGATATTGAAACTATGCTAACAATTCATATATGTGAAGCAGCTAAAGTTGAATCATTAGCGGATATCCCATTTGGAAAAGGTTATGCTAAATTCAATGCAGTATGGAAGAAGTTAATGATTGAATTAACTCAAATGAATATGAATGTAATATTTATATCTCATTCAATAGAAAAATCAGAAAATAATGGGCAAACAATGTATCAAGCTCCTAGCTTAGGACAAAAAGCATTGAATGCTTGTATGGGTAGATGTGATTTTTCAATCCAAACTAAAAAGATTGGAAGCAACTATATAAGAATATGCACAAATAAAAGAGAAGCTTACAAAGAAGATGATATAAAAGATAAAAAGATTTTAGCAATTTTAAAAACAGTAAAAGGTGTTTTTGAGATAAAACCAGCTATTAAACAAGTAGCATCAACAAAAAATGAAGATGCAAGCAAGACAACAAATAACACAAATAATATAAATAAAGATGGAGGTAACAAATAATGAGTATAGCAGATATCATGGCAGAATTAGAGGCACAAGATTGGAAAGCAGGAGATAAGGAAACAGATTTTTCTGTAGCCGATGGAGTTTATGAAGGAGTTATAGAAGGACTTGAATACAAGGAAAATGAAAAAGGTACGCAATGGTTTTCATTTACAGTAAATTTAATAAATGAAAATAAAAAGTATTTTGCAAATGTATACTTTAGTGGAAAAATGGCAGCTATGAATTTAAAAAAGTTTATAAATATAATTTATAACTTGACAGGAGAAGCATTAACTTCTTTAGACTTTGCAAATGAAGTAGCATTAGCACAAAGATTAAACGATGAACTTATTGGAAAAGATGTAGTTATAGAATTGACAACTAAAAAAGAATTTCAAAACTTCAAGTTTATATTCCAAGAATAATAGGAAAAAATAAAAAGGGAGAGTTCAACTCTCCCTCAATATTCTATGAAAGGAGGATAAATAAATGAGAAGTGATATAGTTGGATTTTATGACTTTGAAGTTTTTATGTGTGATTGGTTAGTTGTCATAATCACTACTCAAGACGAAGAAATAATAATACACAATGATCCAGAACTATTAAAAAAGACAATGAAAAATATAAATTGCTTAATAGGATTCAACAACCATAACTATGATGATTTGATTTTAGCGGGAATAATATCAAGAAATATGACACCAGTAGAAGTATATAAACTATCTCAAAAAATTATAAATGGTGAGAACACAAGCTTTTATAAAAAAATAGCTAATCAATTGCCAACTTACGATACTAAGCAAGAGCTTCCACCAGGGATAAGTTTAAAAGAAATAGAGAGTAATATGGGTATGAACATTATAGAAACACCAATTTCTTTTAACTTAGATAGATCATTAACAGATACTGAATTAATGGAAGTAATTAAGTATTGTAGACATGACGTAGAGACTACAAAGAAAGTATTCAAATATAGAAAAGATTACTTTGAATCTAAAATTGACATCTGCAAAGAATTTAATTTATCCAAATTAGATTCTAAAAAGACAAGAGCAAACCTTGCAGCTAAAGTTTTACAATGTAATAAATCTAAATTACCAACACAAGCAAGGTTAAACAAAGATAGAATGTTATTCACTATAACTGATAAATTAAGAAAAGAAAATATCCCACAGCCAATATTAGATTTTTATGATGACATTAAGAAAAGATTTTTAGCTGGTGAAGATTTTAAAGAATTAGAAAAAGAAAGTTTAATATATAACTTATGTGGAGTGGATCATACTTATGCTTTTGGTGGACTGCATGCAGCAAGACCTAATTTATTCTATGAAGGTAATATGCTAATGGTCGATGTTGGAAGTTATTATCCTAGTATGATTATTAATTTTAATTTTATGTCTAGAGCTTCTGAGCATCCTGAACTATATAAAAATTTATATGATACTAGAATGGAATATAAGAAAAATAAAGACCCAAAACAAGGAATATATAAAATACTTCTTAATGGAACGTTTGGAGCTTTAAAATCAGAATTCAATGATTTATATGATCCTGTTATGAGTAATAATATTTGTATAAATGGGCAGTTATTATTAACGGATTTGATAGTATCACTTAAAGATTATTCTAAAATAATCCAAAGCAATACTGATGGAATTTTACTAGCATATGATGATAATGATTTACCAAAAATTATAGAATTATGCAAAGAATGGGAAAATAACTATGGATTAAATTTAGATTATGATTATGCTGTAAAAATAGCTCAAAGAGATGTTAATAATTATATCTTAAAAGTTAAGACAAAAGACGGCTATAAATTAAAAGGAAAAGGATTATTTGCAAACCATAATGGCGGAAGCTTTGATAAAAATAATCTCACAATTATAGATATGGCCTTAAAGGCTTATTACATGGATGATATTCCAGTGGATAGATTTATATTATCTTTAATAAAAGAAAATAATTTAATGCCGTTTCAGCAAGTAGCCAAAATGGGTGGAACATTTCATCATGTAGAAACAGTTATAAATGGTGAAGCTATTGAACTACAAAAAGTTAATAGAATATTTGCAACTTGGAAAAAAGAATATGGTTCTATTTATAAAGTAAAAATAAAAGATGAAGTTGAGACACGTTCTAAGATTCCAAATTCAGCAGATAGAGTTTATATTCACAATGAAGAAATTGAAAAGTTAGACAAAAGTATTTTAGATTTAGACTATTATAGAAAACTGATAGAGAAGAACAAATTCACAGATAGAAAGGTGGTATCATGGGAACTAAACCAAAATACATAGAGTTAGAACCTGGGACAAGCAAACCCAAAACATCATTTGATGATTTTGTTTATGACATATCTAAAATATCAGATGCTGCATTTTTAGTTCCTGAAGATGTTGTAGTAGTCGACTTTGATCATGTTGATGATTTATGGAAAGAAATACTAAATAAATACCCAACAAGAGCAATAAAGACTACTCGTGGAGCTCACTTATACTATAAGATTCCAAAAGGATTAAAATTACATAACAATATTAACATTATGACTTACTGTGGTTTAAATGTTGATTATAAGACAGGATTTGGAAAGAAAAAAGTATCGGCTAAGGTAAAGGTCAATGGAGTTGTTAGAACGATTTTAAACGATACCACAGTTGATAATTTAGCTATTTTACCTATAGCTTTATATCCTATCCCAGCTGCTAAATATAATTTATTTGGATTAGATGATGGTGATGGAAGAAACCAAGCTATTTATAAGCATATAAAAATACTGCAAGATAACAATGTGCTTGAAGAAAATATAATAGAACTCGCTGACTTCATAAATAGTAAAGTGTTTAAAACTCCATTAACAGATGATGAATTAAGACCAACGATAGCCTCGGCATTTAAAAAATCAGATAATGAAGAAATAGAATTATATTATTCTGATGAAAAAGGAAATAAGAAATTAGATATATTTGCTGTTGCAGAGTATGTTAAAAAATTGTTTCAGTTAAAAATTTATAATGGTAGATTCTATTTTCTTAAAGAAGACAAAGATGGAAAGAAGACATATGTTGGAAATGATGGAACAAATAATATTTTAAGAGAAATATTAGAACAGATGAATTTAAAGTTAAAAAAATCACAGGATAATGAACTTCTGCATCAATTAACTAAAATAGCAGATATCGAGCCTAACAATAATAATTATCCAATAAAATTAAACAATGGATTTATATTAGATGGAGCTGACATCTTACATATGGATACAGTATTTACACCATTTAATTTAGATGTAGCTTATGATCCTGATGCAGAATGTAAAGATGTTGATGATTATATTGAATGGTTTTGTAACTATGATAAAAGTTTAATTATGTTATTTGAAGAAATGTTAGGACATATTCTAATGACTTCTAGCTTTCCGCATCATGTATTTTTCTTTGTTGCAAATAGTGGAAAAAATGGAAAATCAACAACATTAAATATGATATCTAACTTTGTTGGAGAATTACATAGCTCAGTAGCTTTGGAAGAATTTGATAGATCTGAAAACTTATTTGCAATAAATGGAAAACTCGTAAACTGTGGAGATGATATAGATGCTTCACTTATAGAAAAGTCAAGAGCAGTTAAAACTCTTGCAGCAGGAAATGAAATACTTTGTAGAGCATTGTATGAAAACCCAATAAAAATGAAATCTGTTGCGACTTTAATTTTTACTTGTAATGAGATGCC